TATGGGTGTTCGTAAGATCGCAATGCGCGCGCCTTGGACAGTTTCTCGGTTTGATGTAGATAGGAAGACTGGCGATGTTCTCGGGATGTATCAAGATACTGGATACGGTGTTAGCAAGCACTATATCCCAGTCCGTAAGAGCTTATATTACCGTACTACTTCTATTAACGGCGATCCCAGCGGTCGTAGTATCCTCCGCAATGCTTATACGTCTTATCAGTACCTAAACAACTTACAAGCTATCGAAGCGATTGCAGTAGAGCGTGAGCTTGCTGGTATCCCAGTTGCCCGTATTCCTTCGGAGTACCTTTCAGCTGATGCCACACCATCACAAGCTGCCTTTAGGCAGAACCTAGAACAAATCCTTCGTGACGTTAAGTTCAACGAACAGGGGTATATCATTACTCCATCGGACACCTACCCTGATAAGGATGGTAGCCCAACTAACATCAAGTTGGTTGACGTTGAGCTTATGTCTTCTAGTGGTTCTAGGAACATCGACATTGACCCCATTGTTCGTCGCTATCAGCACGACATTGCTCGGAGCGTCTTGTCTGAGTTCCTAATGCTCGGCAGTCAGGGTGGTTCTTACGCCTTGTCTAAGAGCAAGACAGACCTGTTCCTCCGTGCGCTTGAGAGCTACGTCCAACAGATCGTTGACGTACTTAACAAGCAGCTGGTTGAACGCCTATGGGAGTTGAACGGTCTGGACTATTCACTGATGCCAACCATCAAGGCTGGTGATGTTGCTCCGCATGATCTTCGTGAGATTGCAGGGTTCCTGCGTAATCTTAATGGCGCAGATATTAACGTCAGTAATCACCCAGAGGTCATTCAAAACCTCATGGACATTGCTGAACTTAACTATGACCCTGATGGGGCTACAGAAACAACTCTTGAAGAAGAACAGGAAACTAACTAATGGCATTTCTTAATGATCGCGTTTTCGACGAAGGGCTTTCAGTCCTCGACTTGGAAGCAAACGCAGTGCATGTAACCTCAGCTGAGGCTACTGACTACACCGAAGCAACCTCTACTTACAGTCTTGGTTCTTCCTCCTCACTTTCCATCGGCGCTCCCGGTGATCGTGTAGGCGGTGGACGTAAGGTGTCTGTAACAGCTATCTCAGATGGTTCAATCACAGGCACTGGTACAGTTACTCACTACGCTCTCGTAGACACAGTAAACTCTCGTTTGCTGGCTACAGCGGCTCTGACAGCCTCTCAGTCGGTTACATCAGGCAACACATTTACTCTTGCCACATTTGACATCGGCATCCCTGATCCATCGTAAGGAATAGACTATGGCACTTGTTTTAAAAGATCGTGTAAAGGAAACTACCACAACTACAGGTACGGGAACTTACACTCTGGCAGGTGCCGAAGATGGTTTCCAAGCGTTTTCCGCTATTGGGGATGGCAACATTACCTATTACACCGCCACTAACGCAGCTGGCGACTGGGAAGTAGGTATTGGGACGTACACTGCCTCTGGAACCACTTTGGCTCGTACAACCATCCTGTCGTCCTCCAATGGCGGTAGTGCAGTAGACTGGTCTGCTGGAGAGAAGCAGGTATTTGTAACTCAACCAGCGTCTAAAGCATCTTATGTTGATGAGAACGGTTTTCATATCGGTAACGTCTTCGAGAAGTGTGTTGAGTTAAAGACTACTGTTGCAAACAAACCTGCTTATGAAGAAGGTCGTCTCTTCTACGACAAAGCCTTCGGTGCTTTAGCTTTCTACAACGATGAGAGCGACATTACGCTACAGATCGGTCAGGAAGATTACATTCGTGTATATAACGACACTGGCGCTACTATCTCTAACGGTACCCCAGTTTACCTAACTGGTGAATCTGGTGCCACCCCTACCGTTTCTGTCGCTAGGGCTGACAGTACACCAGAAGAGGCTCAAGCTGTTGGTGTTGCAACTCACGACATTGAGAACAACACTATTGGTTATGTGACTGTACGAGGTTTGATAGCAGACGTTGATACTTCTCATTTGACAGTTGGAGAGCCTGTACACGTTGCAGTTGGGGGTGGTACAGTTACCCAATCTCCAAGCTACCCTTACTACCCAACAGAAGTTGGTGTGTGTTTGATTAGTGCCGCTATTGGGGGCTGTATATACGTTAATATATCCCACGAGACCTTTCAGACTCTGCGTGTAGACGGTAACTCCCACTTTGATGCCGATGTTACAATAGATGGTGACTTGGTTGTTAACGGTACTCAGACAATCACTAACAGTAACAACATTGCTTTGTCGGGTGCTTTTAGCTACTTCAATTCTGGTGATACTATTGGCGAAGCCAACACAGTACACACTGGTACTGGCCTAGACGATGCTGTCTTTACTGGACACTATAACGGTACGTCATCCAACAAGACTTTCTATGTTAAGATCACTACTCTTAAGACTGGCGGTGACGAAGACTTCTTCCGTTGGTCTACTGATAACTTTGTTACGCAGTCTGCTGAGATTGAGATTACTGGTGATGACCAACTGTTAGAGGACGGCGTTAGCATTAAGTTCAATGCTACATCTGGTCACACTCTGAATGACGTATGGTCTGGAACAGCTTCCCCTGTTAACGTAGATACAGGTATCGCATCTAACCGCAATACAGGTACTTCTGGTGTCGGTTACACTCACATTGGTATGTACTACGATGTGTCATCTAACTACTGGACGTTCTTTGACGAGTACGCACCAGAGCCAACAGGTACTATCGACACCTCACACGCCTCCTTTTCCTACGGGGACATCAAGGTTAACAGTGTCATTGGTAACGTAGTTGGTAACCTTACAGGTATCGCCTCTAGTGCCACTCAGTTAGCTAACAACCGAAACATTACCCTAAGTGGAGATGTTACAGGTACAGCCGTGTTTAACGGTGGTGCAGATGCTAACATCACAGCTACAGTAGTAAACGACAGTCACACACACGACACACGTTATGTACAACTGGCTGGCGACACTATGTCAGGGACACTCAATGTTCCTACTGTAGACTTTGGCGACTGGACTATCACTGAGAGCGGAGGTTCACTCTACTTCGCATATCAAGGTACAAACAAACTCAAGTTAGACACAAGTGGCACATTGTCTGTCACTAACGATGTTCAAACTGACCAAACTATCTAAGAACAATAAAAACAAGCTAATCGTGGGTACACGAAGATGGCAGTAAAAATTAACGGCGTAGAAGTAATCGACGATAGCCGCAACGTCACCAATGTAGGTACAGTAGACGGACGTAATGTGTCCTCTGATGGTACTAAACTGGATGGTGTCGCTACAGGTGCTGACGTTACAGCCGATAACATTGACACTGCCCTCACAGGTCTATCCACTAACGCTTCTCCTGCATCTGACGACATCATCCCTGTCTATGACACCTCTGCGGGTAGCTGGAAGAAGGCTACGATCACCGCTTCTGCATTGCAGGGTGTTAAGGGCCAGAAAGGTGAGCTTGGAGCCACAGGCGCTACAGGTTCTACCGGAGCCAAGGGACAGAAGGGTGAAGTCGGAGCGCAGGGTATAGCTGGCACAAACGGAGCCACAGGCGCTACAGGCGCAACTGGAGCCAAAGGTCAAAAGGGCGAGATCGGTGCAACTGGCGCTACTGGCTCTAAAGGTCAGAAGGGTGAGGTTGGCGCACAAGGCATCCAAGGTATCCAAGGTGCTACTGGTTCTACCGGAGCTACAGGTGCTAAGGGTCAAAAAGGCGAAGTTGGCGCTCAGGGTATCCAAGGTATCCAAGGTATCCAAGGTGCTACTGGCTCTACTGGAGCTACTGGCGCAACTGGGGCCAAGGGCCAAAAAGGTGAAGTCGGAGCGGGTGGAGCTACAGGTGCTACCGGAGCTAAAGGCCAAAAGGGTGAGATTGGTGCTACAGGTTCTACTGGTGCTACAGGCTCACAGGGTATCCAAGGTATCAAAGGTCAGAAAGGTCAAACTGGAGCTACTGGACCTACGGGTTCTACTGGTGCAACTGGCGGAACTGGGGCTAAAGGTCAGAAGGGCGAAGTTGGCGCTCAAGGTAACACTGGTAACACTGGTAACACTGGCTCTACTGGAGCCACAGGTGCTACTGGACAGAAGGGCCAAAAGGGTCAGACTGGTGCAAATGGAGCTACAGGGGCCACGGGTGCTACTGGACAGAAGGGACAGAAGGGTCAGACTGGTAACACAGGTTCTACTGGATCAACTGGAGCTACTGGACAGAAGGGTCAAAAGGGTCAAACTGGCAATACGGGTTCTACAGGGGCCACTGGTTCAACTGGCTCTAAGGGGCAAAAGGGCGAGATTGCTAGTGGAAGAATATCACAGCTTTCAGATGTTACAGTTTCATCCTCCAACCCAACTACATCTATTAACCCTACTTACACTGGTTCTTTTTGGATCAATCAAACATCTGGTGAAGCGTTCATCTGCACAAGCAACACGACTAATGCTAATGTATGGATGAACGTTGGTAATGGTATCACCAATATAGTACCACAAAGGATATTAAGGCTTTTCATCCTCGGTGGTGGTGGCGGCGGTACTGGCGGTGTCCCAGGCCAATTTTACGGCGGCGGCGGTGGTGGCGGTACTGCAAGGAATTACACACCTAATACAGTCGTTTCTTCTGGACAAACCTTTACCATCACTTCTGGGGCAGGTGGTTCTTCCAGCTCAACCACTACCGGGTCAGCACCTAGTGGTGGTACAAGTAGTATTACTGGGCCGAGTTTCTCATATTCAGCCACAGGTGGTTACGGAGACCCCTCTCGCTCATCATTAGGTGGTGGTAACGCAGATTATAGTGGCTCAAGCTGTGGTGGACCTTATCCCGGTGGCGTTGGCGCTGGTGCTGGTGGTAACGGAGGTTACTACTCAGCTGGCGCAACAGTTAGTACAGATATTACAGGTTCTCTTATAAGTGGCTTTGGTGGTGGTGGCCGCGATGGCTATGGAGCAGCTTCTCGTACAGGCAGTACCTCTACCGGCTATGGTGGCGGTGGTAATGGTACACCATACGGTCCCTCTTACGGGCAATCCGGTAGCAGCGGTTCTGTGTTTGTAAGGCTGAACTTTCAGCCTACTTCCATTACAGGTAACCCCAGTACATACACGGATGGAGCTGACTACATATACTGGTGGCAAGGAAATAGCGGTAGCTTTACAGTTTAATATGTGGATAACATGATAGTTTACCAAATCTCACTTCACGGGGCAGCCTATGATGCTAGAGATAAGACTTGGGATCAGATGTACTCTGAGACTGGCTGTAAGCCTCGTACAGACTGGGTAGATCCCCTACTTAACCGACCACTACTTAAAGGTGAGTTTGGGTGCTCAGTTAGCCACTACAGGGTGTGGGAGAAGATAGCAGAAAGTAACCTCAACGGACTTATACTGGAAGAGGATGCTGTCTTTGACGAGATCAACCCTAGTCATGTAGACTGGATACTACAAGACCACGACAGTGCTTGGCTTGGTTACAGGATGAATAGCTTAGGTTATTGGTACAATTGCCATGCCTACGCTATCACCCCAGAGACAGCTTGTATATTACTAGGGGGTTTTAAAACTGACATCATCCCCGTCGATGAATGGATACCAGAGAAGCTAAAAGACAAACGTAATTACTTCTACCCGACAGAGGTTGTTACTCAAATCCCACGGTCAACCCGACCTAGTACCATAGAGGATACCGAAGTTATGAAACCCGACACATTACACCTACTTACTGTCGCCACAGACGATAGTAAGATGTGGGCATTAAGGCAGTCTGCTGAAAAGTTTGGAGTTAAGGTAACTAACCTTGGCGAAGGCTCTGATTGGTACGATCCTATGGAGGGTCACGCTGGTATGCCTAAACTAAAGATGGTCAGAAAAGCCCTGCTAGACTTACCAGAAGATGATGTCGTCCTGTTTATGGATGGGTATGACACCTTCTTGGTTAAGACGCCACAAGAGATACTAGAACGATTCTTAGGTTTCAACGTAGACATCTTGTTTGGAGCAGAGGACAACTTCTGGCCCCCTAACGAAGGGCTACAAGATAAGTTCGATAGCAAATTCCCACGGGAGCATTACAAGTACCTTAACAGTGGTCAGTACATTGGACGGGCTGGTGCGTTAAGAGACTTCTTCTCTCGGGCAGGTTGGCTATACGACATGGAAGCCGAAGGGTTGGACGATCAACAGTATTGTCAGACTGAGTTACTGTTAACAACCTTAAAGGTAGCACTAGATCACGAAGCGTACATCTTCCAGAACTTTGACCCAGCTGTTACTAAGTCTGGCGTTGAGCTTATTGGTCCTATCTGCGCTCCTTGCACTTATCATGGTAACGGAGGAGAACAAGCCAAGGTTAGTTTTAACAAGTTAGCTAACCAGTTCGATTACTACGAACCACTAGCTTCTCCCCCTAAAATGAACCTGTTGTACAACGAGGTAGCGGGTGACATCTTGGTCACTGAGCTTCTTACGGAGAGTGGGTGTAAAGACCTTATCCGCAGGTCTGACGAGCTTGGTTCTTGGTCTAGCTTAGATGGAGACAAATTCCCAGCGCAAGAGATTAGGCTAAAGCAGCTAGGTCTTTGGCGAGATTACCAGAGAGTTTGGGAAGACAAGTTAGCTAAGATATGTGAGAAGCATTGGAAGCCCCTACAGTACATGGGCTTGCGTGATGCCTTCACCATGCGCTACGCTATGAACACTCAGACTTCTCTTGGCCTTCACACTGACGCATCTCTGGTTACGGGCAGCGTAAAGCTGAATGATGACTACGAAGGTGCTACTCTCCACTTCCCCCGACAAAAGTTTACCAACCTAGATGTACCTGTTGGAAGCTGCATTTTGTTCCCTGCACAAGTAACACATGGACACTATGTCGATGAGCTACAGTCTGGGGTTAAGTATTCCCTTACTATGTGGACATCCCGTTATGAGGGTGACGAGAACTAGGAGCATTAGATGTTTGGAACCAGCCCTTTTGCAGCCGCCACCTTCGCTGGTGCTGGTAGCGAAAACTACGAACTAACAGCTGGTGCCATAACTACTGGTGCTGCGATTGTACCTGCTAACTCCATGTCTGAGGAGGAGACGCTAGGTGGCTTGTTTGTCACGGCGGGTCAACCTACCCTAGATACTAGCGGGTTCAATCAGGGTCAAACATTTAACTTCCCTACTCTTGATGGTAACTCACCAACTGTTGATACTGCACTCTTTAACGAAGAAGAGAGTTTCTCAGCTGGTGAGCTTACAGCAACACCTGTCGTAGATACGGCAGACATAACCGAAGATAACAAACTATCCTCCGGTGAGATTGCTACAGGAACTCCAGTTAACGGAGCACCTAACTTCAATCAGGATCAGACGTTTGAGCCTGTAGCTCTTGAGACTGGCGCTGTAGTTGTTGACGACATAACAATGTCTGAGGAAGAGACGCTTTCCACTGGAGAGCTTGCTACAGGTTCCGCAGACACTGACACGGCAGACATCACAGAGAACAACATACTTTCCACTGGAGAGCTTACTACTGGAAACGTAGACCTTCCAGCTAATACTATGCAAGAGGACGAGACGTTCTCTACTGGAACACTGGAAACAGGAAGCCCTGTCAACGGCACTTCTGCGTTCAACCAAGATCAAACTTTCGAGCCTGTAGCTCTTGAGACTGGCGCGGTTGATCTCCCAGACAATACGATGTCTGAAGAGGAAACATTCGTAGCTAGGGACATTGAGACTGACACCCCTGTAACTCCTAGTGCTGACTTCGTAGAAGACAACAAACTATCTTCTGTCGTACTTGAAGCTGGAGCGCCTTCCGTACCAGACAATACGATGCAAGAGGAAGAGAGCTTCTACGCAGCTGAGTTGGTCACTGGTGCTGTCGATCTCCCAGCTAACAGTATGTCGGAAGAAGAGACCTTCGATACTGGAACCCTAAATACTGGTGCGGTAATCATTCCGTTTGGGCCGTTCACAGAGAACAACGTACTGTCCACTGGCAACATTTCCACTGGTGTACCTGTGGTAGATAAGGCGCTTAAAGTTGGTGACCACCTGTTCTACATGGAAGAGCTACTCTCCAGACCTCCAGAGCTAGGTGAGCCGTACTACAACGCTGACCTCGCTAGGGTCGTTAACATAGGTCAGAGGCGCATAGGAAATATGGTAAACGGGGCTAACGGAAACTCTGTCAGTTTCGGAAACAACAACAAGGTTAAGGTAGGCTAATGGCTTTTAGGATTAAAACAAACGACACTTCACCTAAGTTGTCTGTCACCCTTACAGATGCCCTTGGTAATCTAATTGGACTAGCTGGCTGTACTGCCCGTTTTCACATGAAGGCTTTTGGTGCTTCCTCTCTAAAGATTGATGCTGTAGCTGACATTGAGGATGGTGGTCTCAGCGGTGTCGTAGAGTACTCATGGCAAGCTGGAGACACTGACACAGCTGGGACTTACTACGGTGAGATCGAAGTGACTTACGGTGATAATACAGTAGAGACCTTTCCTAACAATGGGTACTTCACTATCATCATCAAAGAGGACTTAGACTAATGGCTAAAGTCGGAGACAGAGTAAGCTGGTCATCATCTGGTGGTACAGCTAGAGGTATCATCAGAAGCATACATCGTGATGGTGCAGTGCCAAACATCCCAGTTAAGGTTACAGGCACCAAGGATGAACCAGCTGCACGGATAGAGTTGATCGACGATGAAGGCAAGCCTCGCAATGAGTTTGTAGGACACAAGATCACAAGCCTACGCAAGTACGCTGAGGTTGTTGACAAAGCTGATAAGCCACTGAACAAACCCTTCCGTTTACCTAAAGGTTCTAGCAAGAAGTTTGGTGTGTACGTCAAGGATGGCGACAAGACTGTTAAGGTTACATTCGGTGATCCTAACATGGAAATCCGCAGGGACGACCCTAAAGCTAGGGCTAACTTCCGCAGCCGACACTCATGTGACACTGCAAAGGATAAAACAAGCGCACGGTATTGGTCGTGCAGAATGTGGAGTGGTAGTACCGTGGGTAGTATGACAAAAGATATAACAGGCCAAATCCTAAAGGCCGATGATGAGCAACGCATGGTCTATGGCTGGGCCTCTGTAGTAACCGAAAAGGGTGAACCAGTGATTGACCGCCAAGGCGATGTTATTGCACCTGACACGCTAGTTCGTGCCGTAAACAAGTTTATGGAGCATGTCCGTGTAGGTAAAGAGATGCACAAGGGAGATCAGATTGGGGCGGTTATCCACTCCATGCCTATCACGAAAGAGATCGGTGAGAGCCTTGGCATACAGAGTGACCGTGAGGGTTGGATTGTCGCGTTTAAAGTTTATAACGATGACGTTTGGGCCAAGGTCAAGTCTGGTGAACTAGCTGCCTTTAGCATTGGCGGCAGAGCAGTGAAGGAAGAGTTATAATGGCTAACCTTTTAAAGGAGCTTGAGTTAGATGAACTGTCGTTAGTTGATCGCCCAGCCAATGCACAAGCAATGGTTTCACTATTCAAGCGGGACAACTCCAACGGAGATATTATGGAAAACGAAGTAGAGACAACAGAGAAAATGTCTGACGAGATGCTGGAAAAGCTCAAGCCTTACATGGATAAGGGTATGTCAGAAGAAGAAGCTATGAAGGCTTACAACTTTGACATGAAGAAGTCAGAAGAAGCTGTAGAAGAAGCTGCTGAGGAAATCAACCCTCTCGCAGAAGAAGTTGAACGCCTCAAAGCTGACAACCAGAACATGCGTAAAGCTCTTATTGAAAATGGCTATGTGATCCGTGCTGATAGCATTGAGAAGAAAGCCCCAGAAGAGTTTGTCGAGTATGATGGTGAGAGCATCAACAAAGCTGACATTCCTGCTGTAATCTTGAAGGCTCTTGAAGCCGCTGAGGTTGCTAAAGCAGACGCAGAACTGACTGCCAAGGCGGAAGCAGCCCTTCCTAACTTTGACGTAGCAGCTGCAAAAGAACTTGTTAAGTCTTTCGAGGCTAACGAAGAGATCATGGGTGTATTGAAGGCAGCTGATACTGCATTTGGTGCGTCGATGGAAGAAGTAGGCAAGTCCGATGTTGACGGTGAGTTCACTACCGCAGCTGACAAACTTGATGCACTTGTAAAGTCCCATATGGACACCAACTCAATGAAAAAGAGTGACTACGCTAAAGCATACGCTGCCGTAGCAAAGACCGATGAAGGTAAAGCTCTAATCACTAAATCCTACAAAGGGGAATAAAAATGGCTGTTATGCAATCACGCGACAACCGCACTTTCGTTGCAGGGGAAGACCTCTCCGCAGCACAATTCAAATTCGTAACTCTGGAAGCCGATGGTCAAGTTGATCTGGCAGACGCAGCTGGTGAGAACGCTATCGGCGTTTGTATCTCCGGCGGTGCAGCTGGTAAAGCTGTCACAGTATGTGTCTCTGGCTCCGTAATGGTTGAAGCTGGTGGTGCTATCACTGCTGGTGACCAAATCCAAACTGGTGCTGACGGTACAGCCCTCTTGGCTGCAACTGGTGATGTAGTACTTGGTTACGCCCGTGAAGACGGTGTAGACGGTCAGATCATCGAAATCGAAATGATCCAAGGCGGCAACGTAGTACCTGCCTAATCCAAGCATTGAAGGAATAATATAATGCCACTTTTGACACCATCTTCGGTCCATCTGGACCAACCCTTGACAAACCTCACTTTGGCGTTTGCTCAAGACCAATCTAACTTCATTGCGGATAAAGTATTTCCTGTCGTAGGCGTTGAGCGTCAGTCCGACAAGTTCTACATCTATGACCGCGACAACATGAACCGTACTGGCGATGTTAAAGCTCTGGCTCCACGCACAGAAGTTAACCGCATCGGCATGTCGATCTCCAATAGCTCTTACTACGCTGACGTATTCGGCTTGGGCATGGACTTCGACCAACAGACTTTGGCAAACGAAGACGCAGCACTGGACATCCGTTCAGCTGGCGCACAGACTTTGGCAACACGTTTGATGATCCACCGTGAAGAGCAGTTCGCTGCAAACTTCTTCGCTGCATCTATCTGGGGTTCAGAATCAACTCCTGCTAACCTGTGGTCAGATTACACAGACGGCACACCAATCCAAGACGTTACCAATGCCCGCCGCACTATGCAGCTGAAATCTGGTGGCTTCAAGCCAAACACAATGGTTGTTGGTAAAGAAGTTCGTGACGTTCTGATTAACCACCCAGCTATCCTTGCCCGTCTGAACGGTGGCGCAACTGTAGCAAACACAGCACTAATCACTGACGCTAAGTTGGCTGAAATCTTTGAGGTAGAAAACTTCTACGTCATGGAAGCTGTGAAAAACGACAGCGTTGAAGGCGTAGCGGAAAGCAACTCTTTCATCGGTGGCAAACATGCCCTGTTGGTACACGGTCCAAAAGGCGCTGGTCTGATGACCCCTGCCGCTGGTCTCACATTCGCATGGAACAATGTTCCCGGCGCAAACAACTTGGGCATCACCGTAGAGAGCTTCTCTGACGATGCACTCAAGCGTCAGCAAGTTGCTGAACACATCCAAGTTAAAATGGCCTATGACATGAAAGTCACTGGCGCTGATTTGGGTTACTTCTTCGATACAGTAGTAGCCTAAACAACTTTGGTGGGGGCTTTCGTGGTCCCCACCACTTTTACATGAGGAACCCCGACGATGATGCCATTTCAATATGACCGACCCGTATTTGTTAAAGTACCCTTTACAGGTAGCAAGCGAGAGTGGAAACGACAAGAACACTTCCCTTGGAAAGAGTTGTCTATAGACAAGAACGCTGTAGAAGCTCTGTATAACAATGATTACCTTTACCACAACGGCGAGTTAGAAGACAAAGCCAAAGTTGGTGACGGACTAGAAGCTCTTGATGTCGAGGCGCTAACAAGCGTAGTTAACTCCATCAATGAGAAAGTTAAAGCTAAGACAACTTCCCAAGCTGAGTTTGACCGCAAGAAGTGTAAGAAGTCTAAGATAGTTGAAAAGCAACGCGGGTTGATCCGTAGTTGGCGCAGAACATATGGACAGTTGGAGAACGACTAATGGCTTGGAGCTACGATGAAGGCAACCTTAACACAGACGACACACTTGGTCGTTTAAACGCTGTAAGGTTACTAATAGGTGATACAGACACCAATGACCAACAAGTGCAAGATGAAGAGATTGTCTTCGGTCTAGCTCAAGCTAACAACAACGTCTATAGTGCGGGTGCTTGGATGTGTCGTGTAATAGCGGCGAAGTACTCACGGAACGTAGACAGCGATATTAGTGGTGCTTTAAAAGAGAGTGCCTCTCAACTACAAGATCACTACAACTCACTGGCTGATAACCTAGAGTACCAAGGGTCGAAGCTAGGAGGTCTTGGTATCGCAGCTGGCGGCATCAGGGTATCCACAGTAGACGGAATTAGAGCCAACACAAACCGTGTTAAGCCTGAGTTCACCAAAGACCAATTCAAGATCGACGAAGCTGAGTACAAATACGATTAAGGACGGGCCACCATGAGAGCGTACAACTTACTTAAACTGGTAGAACGCTACGGTTCTCCTATGACCCTTATTAAGTCCACCACAGGGTCTTACGATCCCGCTACAGGTACTGCTACTTCTAGTACAGAGGACTTCCAGTTCACTGGTTATATGTACGACAATGTAGAGGGGATACTCACAGATGACATTCGACGTGGCTCAAGACGTTGTGTTATACCTTACCTTGGCCTTGGGACAACTCCAGACGACGGAGATCAAATTTCTGGTGTCGGTGATGTGGTGAATATAAACCGTGTTAGCACATTCTACAATGCTGGTACTATCGTCTGTTACATCTGCGAGGTATCTGAGTAATGTCTATTAAAACAGTTGTCTCTGTTGACCTTGAGGCCAAGATAAGAGGTCTCGACGAACAGATAGAAAGAGACAAGAAGAAAGCTCTAGCCTCGTTAGCTTATGCTGTAACTAACTACTCTGAGCCTTTTGTGGACACAGGTGCCTTTGTGACTAGCTTCTCATTTACTGTCGGTAGGGGTAGGCCAAGGGGCAAGTCATCACACGGACTTCCTAGAAGGCAGAACAAGAGTGCTAAGGCAAGAGAGGGTTACAAACTTCTCCTATCAGACTTAGACAAAGTGGACTTGAAGGGTTCAACCTCTACCATAGTTCTCAGAAACAACTCTCCTCACGCAGAATATGTAGATGCACGGTATGGTGTGAGGGCTTATTTGGGGGGATCATCAAGTGTCAAACGCAGATAGCAGCATTAGAGCTGCCTTAGAACTACAACTAAGTAATGTAGTAAACCTGCCACAGGTGGCCTACGAGAATGTACCGTTCAGTCCAACTACGGGTCAGAGCTACATAGAGGTACAACACATCCCCATATCTAGGGTTCCTATTGTAAGGGGCCTTAACCCACAACAGAGATACGATGGTCTGTTTAGGCTGTTGTGCTATGCACCAGAAGGCAATGGCCCTTCCGCATCCCAAACAATGGTTGATAACGTAGTCAATGCGTTTGAAGCTACTACATCACTTAACCACAACAACATAACCGTTTCCATTGACTATGTACAAAGAGAGCGTGGGTTCTTGGATAGCCCTTGGTACTTTGTCCCAGTTACCATCGGTTGGTATGCTTATAACTAATTCTAGGAGAATACAATATGGCCTTTGCACAGGGTTCACGTTCCAGTCTGTCATACATCGTCGAAAGCACTTTCGGCACGACACCAGCTGGTAACTTTCAAAACTTACCTTTCACTTCCCACTCTTTGAACATGACAAAAGATCGTGTAGAGGGTACTGACATCCAAGCTGACCGTATGTCTCGCGTAGACCGTCACGGTAACCGTCAAGTAGCTGGTGACATCACAGCTGACCTTCGTGACACAGATTACGATGACTTCCTTGAAGCGGCTATGCTTAACACATGGGACGGTAACGTACTCAAAGTTGGTACAGTACCAAAGTATTTTTCCATTGAGGACTATGCAGCTGACATCGACCAAGCTCGTTTGTTCACAGGTTGCTCAGTAAACACCTTGTCTGTCGCTCTTGCACCTAACGCAATGGTAACTGGCACATTCGGCATTGTCGGTAAAGACATGGTAATCTCTAGCACAGAGAAGACACAAGATGCTGCCACAGGCGCTGCACCTTTCGACTCTTACTCTGGAGATTTGGAGATTGGTGGGTCAGTCGCTGCTATCGTTACAGCAATGGACTTCACAGTTACCAATGGCTTCGCCCCGACATTCGTAGTTGGCGACGATAGCGCACCTTCCCTTGAGGTTGGTAACGCTGTAGTTGAAGGTTCTATCTCAGCTTACTTTGAGGATGCGTCACTTCTGAACCGCTTCATTAACGAGACAGAGACTTCCCTAAAGGTCACAGTTGGCGACAACGAAGGCACACCGAACACTATGGAGTTCTTCTTCCCACGCTGTAAGATCAACTCTGCTGATGTAGGCGTAGACGGACCAACTAGCCGTGTTATCGCCCTGTCATTTGTCGCACTCCGTGACGATACAGAAGAAACAAATCTGCGTATTACACGCACATAAGAATCCTGTAGCTACAGGCGGGGAGTGTCGGTGTCGGGTCTGACGCTCCCCATTTTCCCACCCGACATCCCGATAAGGAAACCCGACAATGGATTTAAAAGACCTTACTCCGAAGAGTAATACAGTAGAGGTGATCCTGTTTCACCCATCTACTCACGAAGTTTTACAAAACGATGACGACACACCAATGACCGTTGTAATGTACGCCCAACACTCTCCAGAGTATAAGGGTGCGTTGTACGAGTTGACAGATGATAGATTGAACCGTATGTCTGCTAAAGATGTGGCTAAATTCAAGTCGGCTGAGATTGAGGAATCAACTCTCTCGCTACTATCCAAAACAACTAAGTCTTGGAACATCACGTTTGATGGAGAGAAACCAGAGCTTACAGAGGGTACTGCCCGTAAGATTTACACAGAAGTTTTCTGGATCAGAGAGCAGTTGGAGAGCGCACTTGCTACTTCGCTGGATTTTATGAAGGACTGATCTCGCAGTTGGTAGACTATGCTGAACACGAGTTTAGTCTTTCCGCAGTGGATCAGTCTGGAATTTCTAAAAGAGAGCATCTACAGCAAGTAGAAAACCAAACTGGTGTTACACCGAAGGATTTAGAGGGGCCGTCATTTCCACTGGGGGTCTCTCATATCTGGTCTGCATTTCTGGACTTGAACAAAGGCCGTTCTAGTGGGATGTCGGTAAACCCCTTGTCGTATCAAGAGATCAAGGCTTGGATGGAAATTACACATACCCCTCTAAACGCAAGAGACATTGCTGCCGTAAAGCGGCTGGACACATCGTACTTAGGAGCTATAAATGGCTAGAGCAGACCTTAAATACATCATTGGTTTTGAGACTAATGATACACCTGTTGTACAAGCTACCAAGCGACTAAACATGCTCCAGAAGGAAGTTAAGTATCTTAGCGACCAACAGAAAGCTGGTAACATTAGTGCTGGCATTATGCGTAAGGGCCAGAAACAACTTAACGATGAGATACTACGACTTCGCACAGCTACGAAAGAGGGTGGCAAAGCGTTAGATCAGTACATCAACAAGGTAAACTCAAGCGGTAAAGCAATGCGCCGCAAAGAGATAGCTGCACAGCAAGCTGGTTACCAGTTACAGGATTTCATAGTTCAGATACAAGCTGGACAGAACCCCGTAATTGCATTTACCCAACAGTTCTCCCAGTTGGCTGGCTTCTTCGCTGGTCCTTGGGGGGCTGCTATTGGTCTTGGTATTGCTGTATTGGGTGGCCTCGTGACTGCTCTTTGGAATACTGGAGAGCAAGCGGAGGATACCGCCGAAAAAGTCAAGACTGCCATGGACAACATGATGAGTTCCTTTACGGATGCTCAAACAGCACTGTCCTCAGCTAGAACTGGATTTAGCCCAGAGTTCATCAAAGCTAGAATTGCGTTGCAATCTGACGTAGACCTTCTGGCACAAAAGATGATGGAACTACAAAGCAACCCCCAAGAGGGTGACCGTAATTACAACACGGGCTGGCAAAATATAAACAAAGACATACAGGAAGAGATAGACACTCTACAAAAGCAGATCGACAGTAAGAACTCCGCCTTGAGGGCGCTTGAACAGGCTACCAATAGGGCTACAGCCCAAGCTGATGCGATTGAACAAGGTAAAAAGGATGCAGCGCAACTGGAGAAAGACCAGATAGCTAACGCTAAAAAACGTGCTGACTTTATACTTAAAACTATCACTGCCATCAAGAAAGCTCAGGCTGAAAACAAGAAGTGGTACGACACTCAAGGTAAGGCTTATGACCTTCAAAAGATTACCGTAGGTTTGACTGGCAGAGAGCTGTTACTTGCCCAACAAAAAGTGGCGTTTATAAAGCTAACCAACGATCTTCGGGAGCGTGGGATAGACCCACTTAAGAATGAAGGCTTACAGTTGGTGATGAACCTTCGCAGCTTACAAGGTCAGGCACTTGCAGCCTTTGACAAAGCTGAAGCTACCAAGAAACAAGAAGACCTAGATCGTAAACGTCTTGTGTTGCTCAAACAGCTTACCCCACTAGAGAAGCAAATGAACGACTTGGCTAAGAGCCTTGAAAACAATATGACTAACGCTTTCATGTCTATGGTTGATGGTACTATGTCAGTTAAGGACGCCTTTAAATCTATGGCTGCTTCTATCATCAAGGACTTGTACAAAGTGTACGTCTTAAAGAAGTTGATTGGCGGTTACTCCACTAGCGTTGGGACAGGTGGGGAAAGAATAGTAGAATCCAGTGGTATTGTAGGCGCTATAGGAAATGCCCTGAATGGCGGCAAAGCTAATGGTGGCCCAGTCGCCGCTGGAGGTAGTTACCTCGTTGGTGAGCGTGGACCAGAAATCTTTACTCCGGGTATTGGTGGCGGTACTATCACTCCTAATAGCCAATCTGGTCTTGGTGGAGTTACCATCGTACAGAACATAAACGTATCCACAGGCGTACAACAAACTGTACGGGCTGAAATCCGACAAATGATGCCACAGATTGCACAGAGTGCTAAGAACGCTGTTGTAGACAGTAAACGCCGTGGCGGTAACTATGGAAGGGCAATGGCGTAATGGCTATCTCATACCCACTCTCACTGCCTACAAACGTAGGTATGGCTAGTATCGAACTAAGGGCTAAGAACACAGTTGCTGTCTCTATGTCCCCGTTCACATACAAGCAACAGACACATTCCTACGATGGTCAGATGTGGGAAGCCGATGTAACCTTGCCACCTATGAACAGGGACGATGCTGAATCTTGGGTGTCGTTCCTGATGTCACTTAAGGGTCGTGCTGGTACGTTCTTGCTCTACGATCCATCTGCTAGGTCAGCTAGGGGTACTGCTACCTCCGCTACGGTTACAGGGTTAGCTGGAGACGATAGCTTGACCGTTGTTATGACAGGTACACTAAAGGCTGGCGACTACATTCAGATTGGTGCTGCTTCTGATGCGACACTACACAAGGTCTTAGTTGACCAAGATGGTGATGGCACACTTGAGGTTTGGCCTAAGCTGCGTAAGGATCGTACATCTGAGGTTGTTAACCTATCTAGCGCATCTGGTTTGTTCCGTCTTGCTGCTAACGAAACAGCTTGGTCTGTTGACAACGCAAGTTTCTTTGGTATCTCGTTTGGTGCTACGGAGGTTGTAGGATGAGCCGTACAATAGATAGTGGGCTACTTACAGCCCTTACTGGTAACTTAGTCAACCCATACTATGCTGTAGAGTTGTTCTTCGATAGCTCTACACTAAGGTTCTGGACGGGTCTGGGCGACAGAACTATCGGTGGGGAGACCTACATAGGTACAGGCTCTTTGCTTAACATAGCAGCCGCTGAGGAAGTCGGAGACCTATCTGCCAAGGCAATGATGTTAACCCTGACAGGTCTTGATAGTTCTATCATCTCATTGGCCCTACAAGAACCATACCAGAGGCGCAGAGCTAAAGTCTACTTAGGTGAACAGAGTGTCACCCCAGTAGTAGAAATCTTTAGTGGCTTCATGGACACCATGCAACTCTCAGACGAACCCGAAGCAGCTACTGTCGCCCTTACTATCGAAAGTAAGCTAGTCGAACTGGAGCGTTCCCGAAATTGGAGATACACAGATGAGAGCCACAAAGCCCGATACAGTGGAGACAGCTTCTTTTCCTTTGTGCAAGACATACAGGATCAACAAGTAGCATGGGGAAGATCAGCAGGTTAAACGACTACCTTGAGGAAGTCTGTGATGTACCCTTTGAATGGGGTGTGCATGATTGCTTCACTTTTACTAATGGCGCTTGGAAAGCTATGTACGGACAAGGGTGGGCTGACGATTGGTTAGGTAAATACATGATCGAAGGTAAGCCCATGAGAAGAGGTGAGCTAAGGAAGTCATTTAGGTTTGGCGGCATTGATGCAGCCCTTAGATCAAGGCTTATGCCCTACGACAGACCAGTTCTAGGCTCCCTAGTTACCACTGAGAGAAGTCAGAGGTGGATGATTGGAGTTGCTATGGGCATCTCTCTAGGTTCACGTTGTGTGTTCCTTAGTAGAGATGGCCTAATCAAATTAAACGCAGAAGACGTACAAAGTTCTTGGGGGCCAAATGTCAAGATATAAATTAGGTAGCCTAACAGTACGGGACTGGAACTCTTGGGATAGAGTACCTCGTGACCCAGCTACTATTGGCTATATGATCGTAAACGGTGTTGGATACGCTGCGGCTGGTACAGCTGTTGCTGCTACAGCGGGTCTCGCAGCCTTTGGTTACTTGGCGGTGGGTTACATTGCTACTACACTTGTTACCTCAGCCCTCCTAACCGCACTTGCACCTGAGCCTGACTTTGGTTCAGCTGCGGGTAGTGGTGGACTTCTGGTTAACGGTAAGGGTGCTACAGAACCTGCACAGGTTGTCTACGGTCAAATCCGTAAGGGTGGTACAGTTACTTTCGTTGAGTCCACTGGGGGCAACAACAAGATACTGCATCAGATCATTGTACTGGCTGCACACGAAGTAGAAGAGATTGGCGACATCTACCTAAACGATGAAGTCGTTACTATGTCTAACGAGGATGTTACCTCTGCACCATACAGCGGCTTTGTAAAGATATACAAACACCTCGGTGACCAGACAGATGTGGACGACACCTTTGCTAATAGCTCAAGTACACTTGCCAGCACTCTTATCTCAGAGACATCTGCTACTAGCAGCTTTGTGGGTAAAGGATTAGCTTACCTGTATTGTCGTTTTACTTACGACCAAGACGCCTTTGTAAACGGTCTACCAGTAGTGACAGCTGTTGTTAAGGGCAAGAAGGTTGTTAAGACTGTATCTGGTGTAGATCAATCGGCTGCGTACTCTAACAATGCTGCTTGGGTTATCAAGGATTACTTGACATCTAGCTACGGCATGAACGATGATAGTGACAACATCGACTATACTACCTTTGAGGCAGCTGCTGATGTCTGTGACCAGACTGACATTCTATCGGATGGTACTGAGCAATACACAATCAACGGTGTTGTAAACCTAAACCAACCTATACGGACTGTACTCGAACAGATGATGACTTCATGTGGTGGCACTCTATTTTGGGGTGCTGGTATGTGGAAGTTGTATGCTGGTGAGTTTACTACTCCAACCAAGACGTTCACACTAGATGATCTTAGGTCTGGCATTTCACTTGACACTAGAGTTTCCTCTAGGGATAACTTCAACAAGGTAACTGGCACGTTCATCGACAAAGACCAAGATTGGATTAGTGCTGACTACCCAGCTGTTGCCTCTGCTACTTTCTTGGCTGAGGATAACGATGTAGAGACACCGCTTGACTTAGCTCTTCCTTACACCACAAACAACTTTGCTGCACAAAGACTAGCAAAACAAATGCTGTTCCGTAGTAGAGAGCAAATCTCCTTGTCTGCTGACTTTGGGTTAGAGGCTCTGGATGTTGAGGTGGGGGACTTTGTTAAGTTTCGTAACGAGCGTTACGGATGGGGTGTAGGTGACGAGAAGACATTTGAGGTTATAGGTTGGAGACTTAACCCTGACCCAGAAAACCTAGACCTTCGTGTTAACCTTCAACTTCGTGAGAGTAGCCAAGCTGCCTTTGGGTTTACAGTTGCAGATGAACAGGCTATTGTATCTAACAACTCAACCCTACTGAAGTACTATGATGTACCAAGCATCGGTGTTACAGTTAGTCAGGAGTACCGTGAGGTCAACGAGAACGTAGTTAACGTACTTGTGGTGCAGGTAAACAGTAGTGCTATCGAAAGGGTAGACTCAGTTATCCTTAAGTACAAGAAGACCTCAGATGCCAACTTCAGTTCTGTTGGTCAGACAATCCTTGTTAACGAGGGCAACTCAGCTGGTAGGTTCGAGATTGTTGGTGTTGACGCACCTCAGATCAACCAAGGGGCTATCAATTACACTATCTCAGTTACACCAGTTAACGCCCTTGGTTATAAGGGGACCACAGTAACTACAACATATAACCTTACTGCGGATACTACGCCACCATCTGAGCCTAGTTCACTATCCCATTTACTATCGGGGGGTACTATCTTCTTTAACTGGCCTGCTGTTAGTGACCTTGACTTGTCTCACTATAAAGTCTATTACTCATCTACTACCTCAGACGACTTTGGGGATGCTTCTGTTCAGCTTGTAGTGGACAAAGTTGCTAGACCAGCGACATCAATTTCCTACCCAGCACTTGCAGGTAAGTTCTTTGTGTCGTCAGTTGACAAGACTGGTAACGAGAGTGCAGCTGCTGCTACAACGACTGTTGATCCCTCTGAGCTACCTCAACTTGGTAACAGTGTAACCCACACTGAAAGTCCCTCGTTTAGTGGCTCTAAGAGTAACCTTACGGTATCTGGTGGCGCTTTGTTCATGGCTAGTTACTCAACCGCTGGGTCTACTGGTACATACAGCTTTGACCACGATGGTAACGACTACTTTGATGTAGGTACTTCCCGTACAGTCAGATTGTCCTCTGCCGTAACAGTTTCCCGTAAACATCTTGATGCTGTTAGTGGAGAAATCAACTGGGATTCTATACCTAACAACTGGGACACATGGCCTGATAACTGGGATACATGGACAGACGAGACAGCCGACTTTGCTGACTTCTCTGTTGTCCTACAAGCTAAGGCTGCAACTACAGTAGCTGGTTTGTCTAGCGCACAGTGGGTAGTGGCTTCTGGTGAAGTGGTTGGTCGTTATATACAGTTCAGAGCAACCCTCTCAAACACTAATGCAAAAGTAACCCCGAACATAACAGCACTTAGTGCTACAGTGGAGTATTAAACATATGTCACAACATGACTTTACAATCGCTAACCAAACGGCTAGTAGCGCACGATCCGACATCAACAATGCGCTACAGTCTTTAGTTACAAACAACAGCGGGGCTTCGGCCCCGTCTACCCCATACGCTAATATGTGGTGGTATGATTCATCTAATAATAAATTGTACATCAGGAATGAAAACAACACTGCTTGGATTGAGGTGGCTAACTTAGACCAAGGCGCTAGTAGATTTGAACCTGTCAACGCTGTACCTGTAGGGGCAGTAAACACGTTTGCAATGAACGTAGCTCCCACGGGTTGGTTGGCTTGTGACGGTTCCACTGTTTCTCGTACAACCTATAGTGGCTTGTTTACTGTCGTTGGGACTACATACGGCTCTGGTGACGGCTCTACTACATTTAAGGTACCAGACTTACGAGGTGAGTTTGTCCGTGGTTGGGATGATGGCAGGGGTGCAGATACTGGACGTACATTTGGGTCGGCTCAGGGAGATGCTATCCGTAACATTGAAGGTACTCTCGTAGCGTCAAAACCCCAAGCGGCGACTGGAGCTTTCACTGTTATTGGGGGCCAAGGGGGTGGTGCAGATGGCGGCCAAAGTACAGCGGGTAAATACACATTTGATGCGTCAACGGTGGTGCCAACAGCAGACGAAAACAGACCGCGCAACGTAGCATTGCTTTACTGCATCAAGTTTTAGGAGTTCTTATGACCTACAAATTCGGTAAGCGTAGCTTACAGAGGCTCTCAGGTGTAAACCCTGACATGGTACAAGTTATGAAACGTGCCATTGAGATTAGCACTAAGGACTTCTCCATCATCGAAGGTATTCGATCTGAGGTCCGTCAACGTGAGTTGTTCAAATCTGGCAAGTCACAGACAATGAAGTCACGACACATAACTGGAGATGCTATCGACTTAGTACCCCACCCTGTGTCGTGGGAATTTGAAGACTTCTATCCAGTAGCTGATGCAGTTATCCAAGCGTGTAAGGACGAAGACATAGCCTTGCGCTGGGGTGGTAACTGGAGAGTGAAAGACCTGCGTGAGTGGGAAGGAACAGCCGAAGAGCTTGTGTCAGCATACGATGGCAAGTTCTATGACCTACCACACTTTGAAATACCAAGGACGTAGTTGTAATGGGCGGTATTGGATTAAAGAACACCTATCAAAAGGTGATGAGAGCTAACGGACCTGCGCAGATGCTGACCTATGCCTTCTGGGGCGTACTGATGGCAGGTATGTTTCAAGGCGTGTGTGATATGTGCTTCCCTGCGGAGCTACTAATTGCTTGGGGTCTTATCAGTCTCTCTGTCGTGCCTGTAACTGTGTGGTGCAGTCCCACCATACTGAGGTCGGTACTTCTACTTGATGTAGTTGTGTCGGCTTATATCATGGTCGTGTTCTTAACCCATGAACCCCATGTAGTGCAACCTGTTTACCACGTTATGACCCTTGACGGAATGAGTACTAGGCAAATGGCTGGTCACTCCTCTTCTGACTGGTTTCATGCTTCCGCTTTAATCTGGATGACACTACACGCCATCTATCTTGCAGACCTAACAAACAGACAAATACTAGAGAAGAGAAGGTTTAGTAGGGATGACACTTGAAGAAATTACGCCTATACTAATAGCAGTTATAGGTTCCGCTGGCTTATGGGGGTTTCTGACCCTTCGGGCAAAACAATCACACGAGAAGTCACTCAAGGACGATGCCAAGTCAGCTGAGTTTAACGACACCCTACGCGAACAAGTTGAGCGTCTGTCGGAAAAGCTAGACAAAGTAATTTCAGACAAGGAGACGCTATTGCTTGAAATGTCAGATATGAAGGCGTCATTGGCTGAGGCTAACGCAACAATCAAACATTTAGAGACACTGCTCAGACAGAGGTAAAGGGTAAGTAATGCTATGTGTATTGGTGTTTGTTTCCTTCGGACATGCTTGGACGACTGGTGGTAATCAGTTGTTTCAATACTGCTACTACGATTGCGGTGCCACTAAGAATGGTCTTTGGTACGACAGGGTTTACAGGGTAAGCCATAACTATGTGTGTCCTATAGAGGTTAAGTTCAAATGATAGACCCATTTACAGCATTTGCTGCCGCTCAGACAGCCGTATCAGCCATTAAACGTGGGATACAGCTAGGTAAGGACATCGGTGGTATCTCCAGTGATCTAGCTAAGTTTGCTGGGGCTATCTCTGACATTAACTTTGCACATAATAGGGCTGAGGATCAACCTTGGTATGCTATCTTACTAGGAAGCCCCGGTCCAAGTGCAATGGACATCTTTGCTAAGAAGAAACAAGCGGAGGCTCTTCGTGCTGAAATTAAGCAGTATATTCAGTTTGCTTATGGTCAGTCGGCTTGGGACGAACTTCTTAAGATTGAAGCTCAAGTTCGTAAGGATCGTCAGGCAACTCTGTATCGTAAAGCGGAGATCAAGCAGACTATTCTGGAGTGGACTTTGGGCATACTGGTGGTGGTATCAGGAATTGGTATTTTCGGCGTGGGGGTTTATTTCCTCGGTAAGAAACAAGGGAAATGGTAATGGCAATAACAATGGAGAGACTTCTGGCTTGGAAGATCATGCCCAGACTTATGATGCTAGTGATGACTGTTATGTACATCCGTGTGATCGAATGGGGCATGAGCCTTGACGACTTGAGTACCCAGCAGAGTGCTATGATTAGTGTCGTTAGTGGTGCTATGACTGGTACGATAGCCGTTTGGCTAGGGAGCGAAAAGAAATGATTAGTATTTTAACTAGCCTAGCTGGACTAGCCACAAGTGTTATCGACAGTAAGACACAAGTTAAACTGACTGAAGCTGAGATCAGAAAGAAGCAACTTACTGGTGAGATCGACTGGGACATTGAGGCTATCAAGGCTACTCAAAACAGCTGGAAGGATGAATGGATAACTCTACTTTTCTCTATTCCCCTTATACTATCCTTCTGTGGTGACTGGGGTAACCAGATAGTACAGGATGGATTTACTGCACTTGAGGCTATGCCAACGTGGTATCAGGTTTCCCTTGGGGGGATCGTGAGTGCCAGCATAGGTCTTAGGTCCATATCTAAGTTCTACAACAAGTAATATAAAATAGAAAAAGCCCCCGTATTCCACTTAAGGAGTACGGGGGCTTTTTTTTATTCTTCGTCTTCTGAGATACCAACCTCTTTCATACACATGGCTAAACCTTGGTACATGGTGTCTATGTCAACTTCCATCTTACCTAGCTTGTAGAGGGCGTATGCGTTGGCGGCTAGGCTAACTAGGACTACACCTTCGTAAAATGTCATATCTTCTCCTTCATAAATGTTTTAACCCACATGGCTGTGATGTCTGATCGTATGATGTCTTCCACACCAAACTCAATGATGGGGACTGGAAGCATGTACTTCTTAGCTAAGTGTATCACCTTAGACAGACCATCCGCTTCCTTCAAGTCTGACTGCTGAACATCCCCGTTAAGTACGATGGTTGTTCCTTCCCCTACACGGGTCAAAAGCATCTTCAACTCATGTGTGGTGATGTTCTGAGTTTCATCGACGATTATGAAGGCATTATCGAAGCTACGACCACGCATAAGTGCAAGAGGTGCCATTTCAATGTTGCCGTTCTTGATCCCTGTTTCCACTGTACCCTTGCCAAGATGCTTCTCCAATACGTCTAATACAGGTAATGCCCAAGGCATAGTCTTCTCTGTCAGGTCGCCCTTTAAGAAACCAAGCTCTTTACCCACCGCCACATGCGGCCTCGTGATAACGATCTTATCAATTTGCTTAGTCGTATAGAGGTCTGCCGCATATGTCGCCGTAACGTAAGTTTTGCCTGTTCCAGCTGGACCAAGAACAAATACTTGAGACGATACTTTAAGGGCATCTAAAAACTCCTTTTGCTTAGTTGTCTTTGCGACAATACCAGAGGTCATCTTCTTCTCAGACCCCTTGTAGTTTGTCTTCCGTCTGGTACGCTTGGGCTTCTCAGGGAAGTCATCCATTACCGTTGCTCTTTCTCCATTTTGGCTTTGAGTTCTGTATAACCACCAATGTAATTTCCACTGGGGTCGAAGATTTGAGGCACTGTAGTTAGTCCAGCTTTCTTGACTAGCGACAAGACCCAACGGGAGCTTTGGGACTGTACGTTATACTCTGTGTAAGGGAAGCCACTACCCTTTAGCATAGACTTAGCAGCATCACAGAAGTTACATTGGTCGCGGGTTATGATGGTGTACATAGGATCTCCTAGTAAGCAGTTTAGACACTTGCTTAGGTGCTTTGGTTACACTAGGTCAACGATCTCGCAGCTATCACCAGAACAAGCTAGTGTCTGACTACCTGCTGTGTTATCCTCAACCTCGTATTCAGCTAGTTCATCCCAGTTAAGAGACTTAGGCATGACAGACTTTAGTGCCTCATAGTCTGACTTACCTACATCCTGATATGGTGCCTGTTGGTATGTGTGTTCGCTGAAGGGTAGGAACGACACACCAGACATTTCATCAAAGTGCTTGTAGACGAAAGAACCCACCTCAAACCACTCGTCAGAACGGACGTTGATTGTCACGGATGGCTTGTGTTCGCACCAATTACGCTGGTAGGCTAACCACATCTCTAATTGCTCTACAGCAGTCATGTCAGATGTCGTTACAGCATTGTCAGGTGACTTCATGGGGAAACTAAACACCACTGTGGTATCTGGCTTCATCACACAAGGCTCATTTGGTACGCCACGATCCTTCAGGAAGTTCGTAATTGGGTCTTTAATGTCACCGCGCACAGTACGGATGTAATAAGGGCTGTGACGAGCATGGATACCACTAGCAGAATCAACAAGTTGGGAGACAGTGCCAGAAGGCTTGACGCAAGTGATAGCAGCAGCAACAGGGATACCAAGACGTTCAGCCCATTCAGCATTAGTAGTAATAGCGACATTCTTAAGGTGCTCCAGTGTTTTGTCTAACCCACCGTTCTTGATGGTCATTAGGGGGTTGTCCATGATACCTGTGAGGCTAACACCCAACAGACGCTCTTCTTCGGTATTGTCTTTCCACTCCTTAGACAGGTATGGGAAGTGTGTGTAGGTACTCTGTACTGTACCTAAGATGGTAGCAAGTTTTACCTTTCGTTCTAAGTCATCTAATGTATCCGTTGCACGGACTACGCACTCCGTTAGGTTGCAAAACTGCGAATCACGCAAGATGATTTCGCTGCACGGATTCGTACCAAAGTCAAGGTCTGATTTACGGCGTCCGTTCTTAGCTGCCTGTACCTTAGCTGCTTCCCGATTGAAGATACCACGTTCACCACTGCCACTTTCCACTAGGGCTTGCCACTCACGCATGAAAGAGATGCTGTCTGGCTTCTCAGTGTAGCTTACAGAGTTGTTAGCTAAAGCTCGTTGTGGGTTGTTCTCCCACCATGCACCTGACTTAGCGTGACGCATACGGTCATCTGACAAGTTAGACAGAGAGATCATAGCTGAACGGCGTACACCACCTACAACAACAACTTCACCAATCTTACACATGATGTCGTGACATTCGATAGAGGATAGCTTACGTCCTGTAGCACCCTTGAATGTGTGAACGACAAAGTTGAACAAGTCAATCAGAGGTGCTGGACCTGATGCGCGACCGCCAAAGGTCTTTAGTCGAGCGCCAGCTGGACGTACCTTGGAGACATCCCACTTGGGAACCTCACCACTGTACAGAAGAGCAATGACCTGACGTAGAGCCTTAGCCCAGCCTTCCTTGCTGTCCTTCACAACGATTGTAGTATCGCTATTGAATAGCGCCTCTGGAACCTCTGGCAGCTTGTTGATGTACTGACGCTCGACTGAGAACCCAACGCCTGTCCCACAAAGCAAGATGAACATAGCTTGGTCAAAGCTCTTGATGTTCTTAACTGTTAGATAGCTACAGTTGTACATGGCTGTATTGTCACGGAGTGCTGCTGGACCAGCGGTCATAAGAGAGCGCATGGATGGCATAACGTCGAGAGATAGGATAGCATCTCCAATCTGACGAACATAGCTGTCGTCTCCTGCTACAGGCTTTACGATGTTATCCATGTAACGATCTACAGTCTCGCCCCATGTCTCACGGCGTCCCTCTTTGTCCAGCCAACGTGCATAACGTGACTTGTGGATGAAGGCTTGGTAGTCTGTTGGTAGTTGGTTGCTCATTCGCCGCGTCCTCGCATAGTTTTATCTTCTTCTAACCAGACCATACGGTCAATGTCTTCTCGGCTAATGCCGATGTCTTTTAACTCTCTGTCTGAGAGCCTGTTCAAAATCTTGACCGCTTCCCTATGCTCTGACCACATCACACAGTAGCGCATGAACCTCACAAATATATTGTTTACCCATCTCTTCTTCATCTGTTATCTCCTGATCCTCTAATCACACCACGTTTGGCACGATCATCTAACTTGTCCATGTTAACTTGCATTACCTCTTCTAGGTTGCTGTAGAAGTAGTTTGACAGGGCAGTAGCGTAGAACACGACATCACCAAGCTCTTTGACGATCTCCTTCTGGCTCACCTTGCTGTTGTCTCGCAGGTACTTCTTGATTTTCTCAGCTACCTCTCCCGCTTCCCCGACTAGGCCAAGGGTGTTCTCAACCAACCTAGTGTCGCCCTCAGTGACGATCTTATCCTCAACCCAATAGGAATACGACATCGGTGTGATGTTCATAACCTTGAAGGCGTCTATGTCTTCTTGCGTAATCATATCGTTCTCCCGTAGAACTCTGTTGGTGTACCCGATGGCTTCGCTATATCGAAAAGATACCAAGCACAGTTATCTTTACCCACACTCTTACTGCCTTCAATCCACTTAACTCTGCCGACACTTACTACCTTAACACAGTACGTCATCAAGATAGCTGACTGCTTAGTGTGCATCCAGTCTGCATCGAACAATAGCCATGTAGGACACATCTGCATCCACATTTCCATTAGGGGGTGTAGTATCTTTCTGTCCCACGGGGGGTTAGTGATACAGAAGTCTGTTACACCATACTCCCCGAAGGTTAGGTCAAGGGCATTATGCTTGTAGATGCCCTCAGCCCTTGGCTCAATGTCACAAGCAAACAGGCACTCAGCGTGTCCCTCAGTCAGCTGTTCTATGTGTTGGATCAACCGTCCGTCACCCGCACAAGGCTCCACATAGTCAAATGCGTAAGGCAAGTGCGGGATCAGTGGCTCTACAGCTTCGATAGGAGTGGGATAGTAATCCCGTGGTACTCTCTCAAAGTCGCTGCGTTTACCCATATAACTGTTCCAACCTCTTCAGTGACACAAACTCAGGTTCGTATGTGCCGTTACTGATCTCACGTTTGATAACGACACCCTTCCACCAGTCTAGGTTAGCCTGTCCTGCCCACCCTTCCTCAGCGCCCTTGAAGCAACCAGCCACCAAACCGATAGCACCAGCTGCATCTTTGAACTTAACATCACGCTTGTGGCTGTGACCGCAGGTAGAACTCTTGTACCTATGGTTGAGCAAGCTGTTAGCGTGGTGCATACCTGACATGGCAGTGCCGTAGTTGCCAGCACTAAAGAAGTGAGCATATGAGACACCATCGTACTCAGCAATAGCAGGGGCTGAGTTGTGGTATTCATGGTACTCGTCGAACCAAAGATCAGTCTGTAGGTGCTTAAAGGAGACACCGTACTTGTCACCCTCAATCCGTGGGTCGTGCTTCAAGGCTTTCTTGATGCGGTTTTCGTGGTTTCCTTCAAAGCCAAACCAAGCGGAGCGTTTGTATTTCCTAGTAGAGGGCTTTCGTCTAAGACGGTCCATTGCTTCATTGTAATGTTCAATATCCGATTGGTAACTCTGGCTAACAATAGCTTCAGGGTATCGACCATCAAAAGTGTTAAGAGAGCGCATATCGGCCCCGTCACCAAGATCAATAACGTAGTTAGGATTAACCTCATAGATCAACTCCCCAAGCCAATCAAACCGCTCGTTGTTCGTCGAGGGGTCACTGTGTGCGCAACTAAAGATGATAGCTGTCTTAGGCATCGTACTTCTCCCCATCATAAGGAACTGTGATTTCTACTGCATCTATAGAGCTATCAAACATACGCTTGAACTTGTAGGCATCATTGAAGGTCTCGAATGGTATGTCGTCGGTGAACATCTCTCCCGCCTCTACGTCTTCTACACGGCATGTGAGAAGGTAGGTCCCTTCGTCGTCTAGGAAGGCGTCACTAAAAACTCGATGCACCTTATATACTATTTCAGCCATTCTTCGGGTATCCTTTTGTCTGCGTACATGAAGCCATTCTTATCTGCCCACATGCCCAATGTTGTCTTAGACCCTTTACGAATCTTAGCCCTACTGTTGCTGAACACAAACCGTATGTCAAGCTCAGGGTGTTGCTTCTTGATCTCTAAATGTTTCATTCTGTCATCTGTTGTGAAGCGGCCTTTTGACTCAACTATCACACCGTTAGGCAAAATGAAGTCGGGGGTGTAACTCTTGTTGCGGTGCAAGACCCACTTGATCTTCATGGTCTCGTACCCGAAAGCTACACCCCTCTGTTTGAGGTCTTCTGATATGTCATCCTCAAGCCCAGAACGGTAACCGTGCTTTATAGCTTGTTGTCGTTTCGAGCTTTTGGAGGCAACCATATCTCACCCTCTTCCCTTCGTAACCAGAGCAATCTGGCGTTCTCAATGACCCTCTCTTCGTCACCGTCATAGGCTTTGACGACACGATCCCAAAGGTCTTCTTCTTCTGTAGCACCGTCCAGTATCTTCTCTGCCTTCTTAGGCCCAACCTTGAACAAACCAACAATGTTGTCAGCCCTATCTCCAGTTAGGATTTGAGTATAGAAGAACTTGATACCCTCGTCTGGTGTTACTTTCGTGTAATCACCTCTGACAATGTTGAAGTGCCAACAGGGTATCTGTAGCATATCTTTGTCAATAGACGCGACACAAGCATCGTAGCCTAGTCGGGCGGCTTCAATAGCAATGAGGTCATCGGCTTCCTCTCCTTCGCTTATAGTGGCTTTATACTTGCTCTCCATGTAGTCTCTGGCGTGTTGCAAGTGTCGGGGTTTCTGAACGCTTTTCCTGTTTCCCTTGTAGACATGAGACTTGGCAATCTCAAATCGGAAGTTACCCTTACCAGTCAGGTAAACGATGTAGTCTTCCAGTATCTCAGGGAACAGTACAGTCTTGTCTAAGATGAAGTCGATGAGGGCGTCAACCTTTGCTTCGGTATCCTTTGCCCCCATCTGTTCAGTGGAGAAGGCTGCACGGTACGCAATGATGTCCCCGTCGATCAGTACCTTCCCCATGTCCATTTAGACGTCTCCCCAGTGCATGTCTCCTGCATCGTCCTCGAAGCCTACAGCCTTGACGTAGGTGTAGCCCATAGCTACAGCAGCCTGAGCAAACAAAGCTGCTAGGTCTGACAGGTCCATGATGCTGTCCCGTGAGACGTCAGCACTTCCCTCATAGCCATCCTCGGACTTATCCATGTAGGCGTTAACAGTCACTCGCATTTGTATCTCCCTTAAAACGCAAACAGTTCATCATCTTCTGAGATGACAGAGTTGTTTTCATATGCCACATGCTCTGTGACGCCAATGTTAAGTAGTCGTACACCAGCACCGTTTGCATAAACGTCAAACTGCACCTTAGCCTTCGTACCGTTACCAAGTGGACCATCTGCTTCAAAGTCCCACATACGCTTGTTCTCACGCCCTTGTGTGAGGTCTACCACCTTCGGTGCGCCACCGTAGTCAACCTCAACAGGTTCGCCTGTCTTGCTGTCTGTGAAGGTCTTAACGTCTGACACCTTACGTTTGATCTTCATGTACTTACCGATACCCAAGTCTGCATTTCCTTGCAGGATGCGGTTGCTGTTCATGGGGTGAAGGTCCAGACCCTCTTTCTCAAGCTGGTCGATCTGCGCTTGATCGGTAAAGTAGGCATTGGTGATGAATTGACCACCGTTAGCATAGATTGCCTGTGCAGCCCGTGGCCCATCGGGTGACCCCATGTCTGCGTTTTGCTCAAACACTTTTGCATATTCGAGTACCATGTCCATTGTGTATTTAGCCATATCGAGTTTTCCTTTCGGCTGTTGGTATATATGTATGACGTCTGATTTTGCGATTAGTCAACGTCAGGTTTAAATTAAAATTAGTGGATGTCGGCGTATGTTGTACCGAACTGAGCATCCACACCTAGAGGCACGTTAAGTTTCAGTTTCTCATTGAGAATTTCTATCGCACCTTCCATGACACCTTTTGTCGCACTCTCCTCTCCCTTCTTAACTACGGCAATGATCTCGTCGTGAAACTGACCTACAGTTTTGATGCCATTCTTACGACACAACGACACCCAACTGTCAAAACAGAACACCCCAGTACCTTGGTTGAGAGTAGAGAAACGATCCTTCTCACTCCGTAAACTATACCAAAACTTAGACACAGGGTTCTGTAACCACATGCCATCGAAGAAGGTACTTGTACGCACCGTAGAGGCCACCTTTTCCACTGACCAGTTACGAGACCAGAAAGCATCTAACAGCACCTTACAGTCCTTAGCTGGCATACCAGTGGTGCGTGAGAGAGTAGCTGCCCCAACACCATATGTTGCGCTGTAGTTAACGACCTTGTAATTCTTACGAAGGGCTTTTAGTGACCGCTCTCCGCTGTTGTGCATGTCGATGTCCTTCTGCGTAATGACGCCAGCGTGTAGTGCTAGGTCCAAGTGTGGATCGAACCCCTCAGCTGACATAGCCTCAACATAACTAGGGTCAAGTGGCTTCATGTAGTGACGCTTAGTAGTATCCTCAAGGGACGTCATGTCAGCACCACACAAAGTGTAACCCTCTGGACAAGTAAGGCACCCTCGTATCTCCTTGCCGTATGGCTTGTCGATAGATGGCAGGTTGACCAAAGGCTTTGCGTGTTTGAAGCGCAGGGTGTTAGTTAGACCAGCAACCGTAGCTTTGACGTAACCGTCCCTGTGAGCCGTTACCATGCCTTTTAGGACGCCAATGCGGTGTGACAGTACACTGAGGCCATCTAGTAGCTCAATGGCTGGCTCAACGCTTACAAGCTCCTTAACAGAGGGGCAAAGCTCACCGTCTTTGCGTACTTGCTCTAATTCCCTCGTATCCCCTGTAACCTTGTCACGCATGAACTTAAACGTCCGTGGTTCCCACCCCAGAGAAAACAGCCAACTCTTGATCTGTTCGTTAGAGTTAGGGTTTGCACGTTCATGTCCTGTCACTACAGTCAAAGACTGGGTTGTATAAGGCTGTTTAGCACTCTTGCACAACTCTATCCATTTCTCGCCTAGAGCAGACAGCGAACCGTCCTTCTTCTGCATAACCTTTGGCTGCGTTCTAACAGCTGTTATAACACGCTGAGGCATAGCATCGGCAAGCAACTCGATCTTCTCT